ATCCAGAAGGTGTAGTAGCATAGAATTTTTCAACGTTTTGATCACTATTGTCTCCTCCTGGAACAAATTCATACTGAGAAGTAATTTTAGCTGTTCCATCTAGCATGGATTTTTTTAAATCAGCAATTTGTGCTGCGGAATATGCCATATTAAAATTCCTTATTAAAGAAGGTACAGGCCATTATACCACAGCCAGTCTACGAGTTACGCCAGCAGAATCAACCACAGTGATGTAACCAACAATGGGGGGAGCTGCGCTAGCCGTGTATGAACCAAACACAGGAATTTGTTTAATCACTGTGTACAAGTTGTTAAACCAATCAAGCCAAACAAAACCAGTTATGTCTGACTGAATGGGTGCGGGAACAAGTTTTGCCATTATCTAATTCCTTTATTAATGTCCACTTCAATACCGAGCAGCCGTAACGGCGTTGCTGTATGAACACATGTTAGTTTAAATGTGCGTCGTCTAAACATGCCCAGTTGATGAATGGCAGGCAAGTCGTCATAACTTGATGGGGTGATGTGTAGGGTTTGTCCCGTATTCCATGTAACGCCATCGTTGTCCGACCATTGCACTAGCATATCCAACGCTGTGTTACCATTTCCACCATCATCTGCTAGAACAGACAATCTAGACATGGTTTTACGATTGATTGTATCAAAGCTTAGACGTTGTGTTTGAATTGTGCACAAAAACAATTCAATTGGTTCATTTCCTAAACTATCATCGTTTATTACACCATCATCCATTAATGACCACACGGTTCCATCTACAAGTTGAACGTATGGAGAGCCATAATTGCCATCTGAACAGAACATACCATCAAAATTTCTAACGACATCTGTGCCAGTTAAATTGTGTCCTGATTGCCACTCATGCCACATATCTGTGTCAAAGCTGTAAACAAACGTTCGTTCTGTAAATAGCAAGCGTAAGATGTAAAGTTTTTGATTGTTTACTCTAACAACATTGCCCGTTGTTGCTTGTACTGAACCCAGATAAGCTTCTCTAAGAAACGCCTCTTTAATAGAAGGAATGCCAATTTCTTTTGGTGTAAAGGCATCAATGAGCCAAACAGTAAATCCGCCGTTGCCCGTTGTTCCAACAAACACCACTTGTTTCTCTGTTTGCACAACAGTGTTTGCAGCAGCACAACCCATTTGCTGAACAGCAGAGGCTTGTCGTGCTAAAGGACTTCCTGTAGGGTTGGCATTGTCATAAAAGAATTCAACACTATTAGTTCCAAGGGCATACAAATAATTATTATTTTTTGCCAAAGCAACAAGATGGTCGGCATACATTTCAGCTGAAATATAGTCACCAGCTGTCCACAACTCAGGATGATCTAAATTGCAGTTGTAAATATCGTTAGTGTCTTGTTTAGCTAAAAACAAATACCCATCAAGAAATACAGGAAACGGAAGATGGGGTGTAGGAAAATCAGGATCAGTAATTTTAGCGGCTGTGTATACACCACCACCCGTATACGAAATTACATATCCATCTAAACCATCGACTAAAATAAGTTTGCGTTGTCCTGTACTTGTTAAAAATTCTGCCCATCCTACTGGTCCAACAGAAGAACTGGATAGTGTTATAATTGGAGTTGAATAGTGATTGTAATATACTTTATTGTCTACAACAAAAAATACGCTTGGACCAGCACCATAGGTAGCGGTGAATTCGTAAATTCCTCTAGGTTCCCCAATAGTTTGATATACCTCACCTAAATCAATTAAAGAAGGCCGACTTTTTAAACGGACGTCTGGAGATTGTCCCGCATTATTGGGAATAGCCTCAATCATCATGTTAATGAGTTTAAAATCCCGATCTCCTGTAACAGTACGAGGAGTGGCATTTTGAAAGAAGTTTACACGTTTTGTTTCATACGTGGCAATAGCAGGTGTCTTACTGTAAGGCATTTAGAACTTTCCTGACCAGTCTGGTTGGAAATACAACGACCCTTCTTCCACACCAAACTGCAAAGCATTCTGATGGAAGTATTCTGCTTCAGCTTTCATTGCCTGACGGTCTTGCAAAGGCAAACCATACTCAGGAGCAAGACGAGAAGCTAGTCCATAGATGAGAGCTTCTGTCCAGAAAGATGGAAAATCAAAATCGTCAGTGGAAGCATTCATGTCCTCAAAGGGACGCTGATAGCGAATAGTAATATTATACTGCGTGTCTTGTGGCTTGGGCCATAGGTTAATCTCGCCGTAGGTGCTTAACGGTTGATAGTACAAGTTAATAGGTACACCCTGGGCATTAGTCAACGGCAGCATGTTGTAGTTGTAGCTGGTGTAAATATTCATAGGAATGTTTGACACCGTGGTAGACTGGTTACGCCATGCTTGCAAAATCTTAAGTGGCATGGCTGTATTCAACGTTTTACCAACACCAATTTGATACAGAGCCGTTCCCACTGTGGGCGTAAAGTTGTAGCTTTTAATTGCCCACACAGGCATGCCATCAGCATAAAACCCTTTAATCATTGCATTAAGAGCTTCTGCTGCACCTGTGTTTTGTGCAGTTGTTGCAGTACCACCACTAGACAATACACCCAGTTTACGCAGAGCAGCGCTAATTACAGCATCACGATTTAATGACCAAACAGTAGTTCCAGATGTACTCATATAAATTCCTTACGCGTGTGCGTGATATTCAGCTTCCGATAGCAAACCAGGTTTGTATTTGCCTTCAGGTTTAAAAATAGTTAGTTGTTGTTTGCGCAATGCAGGATCAAAACTAATGTGAACCCAACGACCATATTCATGAATCATCTGGTCATATTTAATGTCAGATGCTGCAATCTTGCGGGCCACCTCAAGGGGAACCCCAACACCTGGACAGGTAAAGTCAATAGCAAAACCATCCATGTGTGCAGACTTTTCACTACCACCAACAGCAACGTTAACAGCAGGCAAACGAAGCCAAGAACTTACACCAATAGGTTTACCAAGCAATGCCCTAACTTGTTCCATGCTAGCAGCAGCGTGCTTCATGTTTTCAAGCTGTGCGGTGGATGGTTGATTGTCAATGTTTAGCTTCTTAGCAGTTTCACTGTAAGTAGCTTCTTCAAGAGTAAAATGTTCAGAGAGTTGCATATTAGTGTTTATGGCTTGCACCAAAGTAGTAAGTTAAAACCATCATAAAAGCAGCATCCAGTTGACCAAGCAAACGAATGACAATCTCACGCATTTCAGGAGGAACAATATGATGTACTAAAACCCACTGTATAGCACTCCAAAAACAAAACACGCCAACAGCCAAAAATGGTGTAACCATCTTGCTATACCAAGGAGCAGCGGGGCTTACTGCAATGTCAGCTTCACGCTTGCGAGCCGAGTCACGATCAGCTGCATCCAATTTAGCATATTCAAGTTCAAGTTCTTGAAGCTTTTGTGCAGCAGCAGGATCACCTGCAATGGCTTTAGCCACAGCTTCAACAGAATCCGACACACCCAGTTTGCTAGCAATTGCAGTAACAGCAGCACCACCAAGAGGTCCAGCAACCATTGTTGCAAGAGTAGGTGCCACACCTTTAAGAAGATTCAATAAATCGTTCATTTTGTTCCTAAGTAAATTGAACACATGTTTGCCACTTTAAGCACAACGGTGTAGAGGTAAACCTCAAACGGAAGGATGACAAAGAATAAAAGAATTAACAAAATGATTACAGAGATATAGCCATCGCTAGAGCTGTCATTATTGCCCACGTTTCCAGAAGAATTAAAATTGTTACCACGACCCATATTACTCGACTTTGTATTTTGTACATTAGCAGGTCTCGTCGCCATTGTTCTTCCCTTAGTTTACGTGTTTGTTCTATTCTAGCCAGTTCCTGTTGTTCTTGTATAACACCAACCCGTTTAACAACTCTTGTGTACAAATCACCAAGTTCTTTTGGAGAATTGTAAACCATTGTTTCACGAATTTGTTTTTGCATTTCTTGCACTTCAGCCATTACAAACTCAATGTCTAAAGCACTTTCCATTTTGTTTACGTCTGCGTTTAAGCTGCGCTCTTCTGCTTCTGCAAGCTTTTGTTGTAGCTGTTCTTGGCATTTAAAGAATATTTTAAGCTGTGCAACTAGGTCTAGTTTAATTGCTGCTTCGTCTAGCTCTTTTGGAGCTTTCTTTGTTTTTACAGGAATGGGCGTCTTTTTAGGAACGTCTTTCTTTGTAAACAATTTGTTCTTTAAAAATCCCCAAACACTTACAACTTCTGTGGCAACCTCATCAAACGTTTCTTTAGCTTGTAATACTGTGCCTTTATATTCTTTATAAAGTTCACATCCTTGCTGTATTGCGGCTAAAGCCGTGTTTGCAACTGCAAGAATGGAGAGTGGCATATTATTTGCTGTGTGTTAGAAAGGTCATAATAACCCCACCCATACCGCACAAAAGAACACCACATGCAGTTACAAGGATGGATTCGAGACGTTTAAGGCGGGAATTAATAACTTCATATCTAAGAGCACAAACTTCTTCGTGCTGGCTTAAACGGGCTTCTGTAGCGTCCACGGTGGTCATTAATTGCTCCATGGAGTACCTGATGTTTGCACAGGATATTTTTGCAACGTAAGCTGGTCTTGCAACGACGATTCCACAGCATATTTATTTACACCATTAGCCCAACACCAATTCAATACATCTTGTTCCGTAACTTCTGTGTAAGGAATGTCTGGTGTGCCTACAGGAAAAGAGCAAGTTGAGTAAACTGAAGCAGTGTTTTCACCGTCAACAGCAGTTGCAGTCCAATGAGCTGTAGTGATAAAACCGTCAGAAGTAAGACGGTCGC